TCGGAACATTGTTCGCGGTGGCGGATCTTCTCCTGCATGACACGCCGGCGCATACCGATGAAATCGATATTTGGTGCGAGCGCCTGGTCAGTGCCGGCTATGGCTCGCAGTCGCGCGACATGACCGACGCGGGTCGGTGCATCGATCAGCTTATGACAACACCCCTCGTTACCGGCCGCGGCGCTGTGGCGCGCCCGGTGTCCTCCTGGGTGGCGGATGCGGCTACCAGGTACGGCGCCGGCGAAAGCGAGGCGGTCGAGGCCAATCAAATGTTGATGTCGATCGGGCTCAAGGTCGCCAGGCGGCCGGATGGTTCTCAATGGCTCTGCATCGCGAAGCGTCACCAGGGGCTCGCCGGGATCTACAAGGAAACACAGTGGCAAGGCCGCGGCGGATCCGATGGCGGCTGGGGGCAATCCCTCGCCCGGCTCGAGGGCTCGATGGTCGCGCCGTCTAATATCCGAATGAACGGATACGCTATGCGGTGCCTCCTGGTGCCGATCGATGCGGTCCTGGGGGAAGAAGGCGACGAAACGCACCCTGGCGACGACGTGGCGCTTACTGGTGGCCCCCTGTGACCGAGGACGAACCGAGGATCATTATTAACGGCGAACTCCTCACGATAGCCCAGGCAATGACTGTGCGGGTCGCGCTGACATCGTTCGACATCAAGCTCGATGCCCAGGGGCTCGGCGATGACGATCGCGGCCGGGCGATGGTGGAGGCGTACCAGGCGCGCCTCACTGAATTGAACGCAATAATCTTCAAGCAGCGGTCTGCCGCACCTACCTGATCTCTTAAAATAACGTCGGCGCTGCAACGCAGCGGCGCCCTTTGATCTCTCTCGAAAGCCAAATCATGCCCTTTACCCCGACCCTAAATTTCAATCAGATTTCGCAGAACGGCCGCTGCAACGGCAATTGTTGCAGGTTTGTTGCAGCGATTGTTGCAGCGGGATGGCGGAAAGCTGCGGGTTTGAGGGTTGCTGCAACGCTGCAACGCTGCAACGGCCATTTGCTCACACATGTGCGCGTGTGTGTGTGCGCGCATGTATACAGGTGTGTATACCGTTGCAGCGTTGCAGCAACCACCTTCACATCTAATTACCTTTATACTTCAAAGGGTTATAGAGTTGTATTGCTGCAACAGGTCTGCATCAGTGGCCGTTGCAGCACCCAATTTCAGCGCTAAGTCATTAAAATATAAGGGTTAAACACCGATGCAGGATCAAAAGGCCGGAATTCAGACGGCGATCGATGATCTCGGCGGTCCAGGTGCGCCTCCTGGTGATGATGCCGAGCAGCTGCCGCTCCTGGATGATCACCAGGCGGCCGATCAGGGTCCAAATCCCGGGGGAGTCCCGGCTCCGTCAGGAAAGGGCCGGCCGCCTGGATCTAAAAATAAAAGAACCGAGGAATGGACCGAATTCCTTTTGGCCAGGTACACGTCGCCGCTCGAGGGACTCGCCGAGATCTCGGTGATGTCGATCGAGGAATGCAAGGATTTGGCCATCCAGCTCGGGTGCAAAGCCCTGGATATCTGGGAGCGCCAGCAGTGGGCGAGGAAAGAGCTCGCGCCGTATCTGCATCAAAAACAGCCGATCGCGATCGATGCCGGCAAGGATGGCCTGGTGGTTCTCAATCTGGCGGTGCCGGCGAGCCTGGCGCATTCCATCGATTCCCAGGCGGGAGAGGGCGAGATCCGGATCCTCGATGTGCCACATGAACAGATTGAAAATGATGAGGAAAATCAATGACTTGTAGAACTGGAAAGATGAAACTCGGACATCGCCGCCTCGGACAAAATGCCCGTAACCGTTGGAATTCTGCGGTTGCGACGGCCCCCTGGCAGCTGATCATCAATCAGCGGGTAGAGCGCCAGGCCGAGATCGATCGGACCGATCGGATGCTCGATCGCGCCCTGGTTCGGGATGGTGGCCTGGTCGGCGTGACGGTCGAGCCGCTTGGGCCGATGAGCCTCGCGCCTGGCGCGATCAACAATGTTCGGATCCGGCGAGCCTCTCTAGGAAAAAAAGCGAGGGGGGTACCCCGAAAAGCCGCGGCGCCCGAAATCGTATGGGGGGCGGTGCGGATTGTTTTCAGCAAAATTCGAAAAGGGTCTAAAAAAATCCGTAAAGTTTTCCCCGTCGGCAAGGGCCGGGGTGAGGGTCGGGGATTTGGGGACCGGGTGCTCGATGCCAGGCGGCGCCGGTTCGCCTGGTGGAGTGATCGCTCGATCCCTGGCAAATGGAAAGGGGGGCCGCGATGATGTCGATCAAGCCGGAGGGCGCCGGCACCTGGGTTTCATATCTGAATTGCGATGTGGATGGGTGTCTGACGGGACAAGAATTCGAAGGGGATACGGTCGATGCCGTGCACCGTGCGATGCACGATGCCGGGTGGCAGGTGCATCCGTCGCGTTGCCCTACGTGCCGCACTGATGAGCTGGTGGATGTCTAGGGGGCCGGGCGCCGAGCGGCGCGCGCGAGGGGGGTGGTTATGAGCCAGGGAATCAATCTCAATTATGAGCCTTCGGGCGAGACGCTGGTCCGGTTTATGACCTCTAACGCCCGCGTGAGGGCGATCATGGGGCCTATCGGATCCGGAAAAACTATTTGCGCGTTGTTTCAATGTATCTATCGCACGATCCAGCAACATCCGAGCAAGATCGACGGGATCAAACGGGGAAAATTCGCGGTGATCCGGGACACGATCCGGAACCTGGAACGGACCACGATCCCCTCTTGGCACAAGTGGGTGCCGCCGAGCGTTGGATCCTTCACCGGCGGTAAGCATGGCGAGCCGGCAAAGCACAAAATCCGCCTGGATTGGAAGGGCGAGGTGATCGAGGTTCTGATCGAATTCATAGGGATCGGGGATAACGCGGTTGAGGAGGTCATGCGCGGGTGGGAAGGTACCGGCGCCTATCTGAACGAGGCCGATACGCTCTCGCCGGACGTGCTCGATTTCGTGAATGGCCGCCTGGGTCGGTATCCCGATATCAAATCGCACGGGCATCCAGATAACTGGCGCGGGATCTGGCTGGATTTCAACGCGCCGAATGAGGACAATTTTATCTACCGGCGGTTTTTCGAGGAAAAGCCTGATAATTTCGAGCTCTACATCCAGCCAGGCGGGCGGGATCCAGGAGCCGAGAACCTCGATAATCTGCCCGAGGGCTATTACGAGGAGGCCGCGGCCGGCGCCGAAGATTGGTATGTGCGCCGCATGATCGACAACAAGATCGGGTATTCCCGCGAGGGCAAGCCGGTCTTTCCGCAATTCGATCCGCGGCTGCACTATGTCGACCAGGAGCTCAAGCCGAATCCGATGCGGCCGATTACCGTCGGCGCCGATGCCGGTAGAACGCCGGCGGCAATCTTCATGCAACGCCAGGTGAACGGTACCTGGTATATCCTGGATGAGCTGATCGGCGAGGGCGTCGGCGGCAAGCAATTCGGAAAGGATATCGCCCGGTTTGCGGCCGAGCGTTTCCCCGATCACCGGATCCAGGATGCGCGCGATGCCGACGGGCGGCGCCGGGCCGAGGAGGAGCAATTTATCGGATGGGCGGATCCGGCGGCGAAATACGCTGGCGATCTCGATGAATTCTCCTGGATCGACCAGGTAAGCCGCTCGAGCGGGATCCGCTTCCGGCCGGCGCCAGGCAATAACTCCCTGGCGGAGCGCCTCGAGGCCGTGCGCCAGCCATTGCAGGAATTGATCGACGGCCAGCCGGGCTTGATCCTGGGCCGGCGCTGCAAGACGCTCCGCGCTGGATTTATCAGCGGATACAAATATAAAAAAGTCGGTACCGTTGGCGGCGACGGGATCGCGCGATTCCATGAGGCGCCGGACAAGAACCCTCATTCTCACCCGCAAGATGCCCTGCAATATGGCCTCCTGGGTGGTGGTGCGTATTCTGACATCAAGGGGCGCACTGACCGGGATAAACGCCGCGGCCGTCCTGGTCGCGCTAAGGCGGCTTATGGGGGCGCCCGTGGCGGGCGTTAAGTTGAGCGCGCGCCAGGTCGAGCGCCTGGGGCTTGAGCTCCTGGTCGCGCGATCGGAGCCGGTCCCGGTCCCCTGGAAGGTGCTCGAGGTCCGTTATGAGCTCGGCCGGACGCAATTATCGAAGTATTGGCGGGCCGCCGGTGGCGCTCCCAGGGCCGACGGCCGCGCGAGCGAAACCGCAGTTTATTACCGCGAGATTCGGATCCAAATAATAAAAGATGTTCAGTGAACATCTAGGCGCTAACTGATCCGGCGTATCTCCCGCATAGTCTGCCGCTATGACCGGCCTCGATGTAATCGCTAACCCGATCGGCGCTCTCGCGCCAAAAACCGGGATCGGTCAATTTCTTGATCCCGCCGGCGCACTTTCGCGCAAAATCGGCGGCCCGGTCGGAAAGTTGCTGGATCCCGCGGCGCTTCTCAAGGAACCGGACGCGATCGAGCAGGAAGCGAAAAAGAGAACGGCAGAGCCAGTGGCTAGGTTGCTGACCAAATCGACAGACGGCGCCGGCGCGAAACTTTTGGGTGGGTCTAAAGCATGAGCGGCATATTCGGCGGCGCGGCGCCAGCACTCCCCAGGGAGGATCCGATCCCGACACGGGAAGATCCGGCGATCGAAGAAGCCAGGCGCAAAGAAGTTATTGCACAGCGCAAAAGCCGCGGCGCGGCCGGCAATCTTCTCACCGGCGGAACCGGGATCACGGCGCCGGCGAACACCAATCTGAAAACAGCGATGGGAGCCTGACGTGAGCCTGGCAAAAAATACTGATACATTCACGGGCGTTGCGACGGGTCAGCCCGTCCGGCTTCATGGAAAATTTAACGTCGGTCTAAGCGGCTTCGGTGCCGGCACGGTCGCGCTCGAGCGGTCGTTTGACGGAACGACCTGGTACTTTGTCGATTCGTGGGCGGCGGATGTACAGAAATCCGGCGAGGAGCCGGAGATCGATGTCCTGTACCGCCTGAATTGCACGGCGTATTCGAGCGGAACGATCCTGGGGCGCCTCTCGCAGTGAGCAATATCCGGCCGATCATTTGCGGTAATTCCGTTGGTGGCATAACGCGCAGCGTTATCGATTCGGCCGGCGGATCTTTGCTCGATCTCGATTTCGCGACGATGAGCCCGGAAGCTCTGCGGGATGTTCTGACAAATGTTACCGCGTCAACGGCGATGGTCTGGAATTCGGCCGGCGTTCTGGTCTGGTCGGATCACAACCTGGTCACGGATAGCAGCGCGCAGGAATCCGGATGGGCGGCGATCCGGGGAGCAAAGGGCGCCGCGGCGCTCGAGGGCGGCCAGCAAACACAGATTTTTGTTGAGGATGATACCGAGACAAGCACGCATTTGATCGAGGCGTTTTTTGCGGCCGTATCCGGCGAAACATACAATTTTTCATTCTTGATCGAGGCGGCCGATCGGGATTTTGTCTATTTCACGACAAACGCGGCCTCAACATCGCGATCATATTTTAACATCGCGGCCGGCACCCTGGGCACGAAGGGCGGCACGCATGACAGTTGCTCGATCACGGAGATTTCGGCCGGGCTTTACCGTTGCGAGATAGTGGTCACAGCGACATCGACGGGCTCCAAAACCTTCGATGTCGGCGCGGCGGCGGTTGATAATTCGCACACGTATAGCGGCGCGGATCTGCCGGCATTCAAAATACACGCGGCGCGGGTCCAGCGCGGCCCGGATCATTCCGGATGGCTCGAGGCCGTCGGCGGCGCCTATTACGCGCCGATGTGGTTGTGCGACCCTGACGGCACAAATCGCCGGCTATACGCGCCGCCGCCGTTTACAAATCTGGTGACGGCATCGCAGGACATGGACGATGCCGGCTATACGCACCAGAGCGGGATCAGCACGCTCGACGGGAACCTCGCCGGCCCTGACGGACTTTTATCGATGTCGCGGTTTACATCCGACGGAACAACCGGCGGCCGCACGGTCTGGACGGGCTCGAGTATCACGACGGCCGGAACCTATACGTTTAGCGTCGTCACAAAGGATGGCACAGTCGGCACGGGCGCCGACTGCATCGATTCCGCTTCGGATTTCACGGTCGTTGTTGCCAGTACGCGCAATGTTGATCTCGGCGACGGCTTCACGCTGCGTTCTAAAACCTTCACGGTTTCGAGCACGGGGACATATTTCCAGCCGATTTTCTATGCGTGCTCGGATGGATCCGGCACAATCTCGGCGAGCGCATATGCATATGCGGGCTGGCCGAGCCTGACGACGCTCCACGACGATTCCGGCGTCTTTGTTCCGACGTTCGGCGCCGCGGCCGCGATCGCTGCAACGGATTACCGGCTGGCGTCGCCGGTCGGCGCGATCATGGGATTTGTGATCAAGGGTCTGAATTACGAATACACGCAAGACACCTATCGATCGGCGATCCTGTTCTCGAACGACGGCAATAATTATATCAATTATTACCGCGAGCAATTTCAAAAGATGTCGCACCGATACCGGGCCGGCGGATCGGATGAGCTGTACACGTCAATGAATTCCGTCGGCACAACCGATGATGTCAATATGGGTTTCGGTGCGCGTTTTAGCGATGGCGATTACCAGGTCACGCTCCGCGGATCCTCGAATTATAACTCGGCCGCGCGCACCTATCTGCCGTTCAGCGAGAACACATTGATCAAACTTATGTCTGAGGGCGGCCTCGAGGGTGTGAGCATGAAATCGCTCACGCTCTATAGCGAGGCGCCAACCGATCGGTTCTTGCTCGAGGAAACCGCATGATTGTTCGGGTAGGAATTAACGCGCCATCGCGCGAGGATTTTCTCGCTCACCTTGGCGGTTTGATCCAGGCCGGCGCTCTGCCGGCGGCCCTGGTCGGCCATGACGGGAATATGCTCGATAGCGTTTGGGGCATCGACGATCTGCATTACATCGCTTATGGCGGCGATCATGCTTTTGTCGAAACGCCGGAGGTGCTCGGGGCTGACCTGGTGCCGACAACGCCGGCGGTTTTGTATTCCGGATTTACGATCATCATCGAGGCCACGGCCGCGATGCTCGGGATCACGAACACAGGAACGGTTGAAAGTCCCGTCTATGAATCTGACGAAAGCGTGATCCCGTCCGCCTGGCTAAATATGGATTTCATCGATCAGTTGGTGAGGGGCTGATATGCCGGTAACAGCGGAATTTATCCTCAAGCGGTTCGACGCCAAAAAGACACGACGCGCGCAACATGAACCGGATTGGCAACGGATCCGGGAAATGATGAACCCGGAAAGCTCCTCATTCCAGGGTAGCGATTCCCGCGGCGGATCCGATCGCGGCGCGGTCCTGGATAACACCGGCGAGCAAGCCGGCGAAATGCTGGCGGCCGCATTGCACTCGATGCTCTCGAATCCCGCGACCAGGTGGATGCAGCTGCGAACCCGCGATCGGCGGCTGGCCCAGGATCGCGATGTCGCGTTGTGGCTGGACGATGCGAGCGACGTTCTGCACGCCGTTTTCGAGGGGCCGCAACACGGTTTTGTGACGGCGCAAACCGAGAAATATCTCGACCTGATTTATTACGGTACCGGCGGCATGTTCATCGATGAGGTGCCAGGTACCGGCCCGCTATTCCGGTCCTATCCGCTGCAGGAGCTTTGGCTTACCGAGAACGGAAAGGGCAAGGTCGACGGGCTCGATCGCCGATTCAAGATCTCGGCCGTCCAGGCGGTCCAGGAATTCGAGGATCCGAGCGCGGAGGTTATGGCCGCGGCCAGTGATCCCGCAAAAATGGATGATGAGTTCGAATTCATCCATTCGGTTTTTCCGCGCGAGGAGCGGAATCACGGCGCGAGCGACGATCGCAATATGGCGTTTGCATCGATCTATGTTGATGTGAAGGCGAAAAAGATCGTGGACGAAAGCGGCTATCCCGAGGATCCGTTTGTTACGCCCAGGTGGGGCAAGCGGTCGCGCGAAGTTTACGGGCGCGGCCCTGGTCACAAGGCGCTCCCCGATGTGCAAACGCTGCAGTCGACAATGGAAATTACGATGGTCGGCGCCGAGCAGGTGATCGCGCCAGCGTTGATGGTTGATGATGATGGCGTGATCGGCGCGCCGGATCTCACATACAACGCAATAAATTACATCCGATCCGAGGCAATGGTCGGCAACAGTACGCCTATCCGCCCGATCAATACCGGGGCGCAACCGGATTTCGGCGAGAACTTTATGAAGGGCGGCCGCGATCGGATCGAAAGCGCGTTCTTTTCGCACCTGATCCGGATCTCCCAGGATCCTCGAATGACGGCTACCCAGGTGCTCGAGATCGCCGAGCAGACGCGCCAGGTTCTCGGCCCGTTCATGGGGCGGATGCAATCCGAGGATCTCGGCCCGATGATGGATCGCGTGTTTGCGATCGAAATGCGCCGCGGCTCTTTCCTGCCGGTACCGGAGGCGCTGCGGAATCAGCCGCTCGATGTGCAGTATATTTCGCCGATGGCGAAGGCGCAGCAGCTCGCCGAGGTTCGCGCAACACAGCAGACGCTCGAGCTTGTGGGACCGATGGCGCAGTTTGATGAGACTGTGGTCGATAACTTCGACCTGGACGATATGGCCCGCGGGGTCGCCGACATGCTCGGCACACGCAAAACCAACGTGCGCGGTCTGCGCCAGGTGCAGAAAATGCGCCAGGCGCGCCAGGAAACGGCCCAGGCCGAATCCGGACGCGAGCAAGCGATCGAGGGCGTCGGCGCGCTTGCCGGCATGGCGCCCGCCCTGGCGCAGCTGCAGCAGACGGCGGGCGCATAATGGAATTCCTGCAAGCTCGCCGCCGGCGCCTGGATTACCAGGCGACATTCGGATCCGCCGCCGGGCGGCGTGTGCTCGCCGATATTCTGCAGCGGTCGGGCGATCGCGCCTCGGCGTTCACGGCCGGGCAACCGGACGTTACCAATTTCAAACTCGGCCGCCAGGACATCGGCCAGTCAATCGTCAAAAAACTGAATATGTCCGACGAAGAAATCCAGAAACTTAACCAGGATGGAACACCCTATGGTAGCAAGTAAAAAGCCGGCAGCGAGCCTGAGCGTCCCGACAAAGGCACAGAAAAAAGCGCGCCTGAGCGTCCCGACAAAGGCACAGAAAAAACAGGCGGCCCTCGAGCTCGCGCTGAATAATATCGGGCGGTTTATCGAGTCGCTCGGTCCTCTGACTTCTGATCAGGCGGAATATCAGGATCTCGCCGTGGTATCGATCGCCGAAGCGGTCGCCAAATGAGAATCCTTGCAATTGCCGCCCTGGCTGGCTGGCGCGCCGGGATGCTTTGGGCGCCGGATGATGGCGTGGTGGTAGAGGCCGCTCCTGGGGGCGCGCCTCCTGGTGGAGATCCGGCGCCGGCGGGCGATGCGCCTCCGGCCTGGCTGGCGAACCTCGATGATGAAACCCGCGAGGCGATCTCGCACAAGGGATATAAATCGGAGCAGGATCTCGCGAAGGGCTACCTCGAGGCGCAAAGATTCATCAACGCCGACGGCAAAAAGCTCCTGGTCCCTGGCGAAGATGCCGAGCCGGCCGCCTGGGAAAAATTCTATGGCGAGCTCGGGCGGCCTGAAACGGCCGAGGCATACGAGTATTTCACGCCGGAAGGCGTCGAGATCCCCGAGGATCTGCAGCAGTTCCGTACAGCAATGGCCGGCGCGGCACATAAAGCCGGTTTGAACCAGGCGCAGCTGACCGGGATCGAGGGCTCTTACAATGAGTTTCTCAACGGGCGCCAGGAAGCATTCGTAGAGGCTGGCGAGCGCGAGCTCGCGGATCTCAAAATCGAATGGGGCGACGATCACCCGGCAAACGAGGCTCTCGCGAAATCTGCCTTTGCCGCCCTGGCGCCTGGCGACGAGGATCTCGGCGAGCTCGAGCGCCTGGTCGGATCCGCGCGGATGCTGAAAATGTTTCAGAAGGCCGGCACGATGCTCGGTGGCCGGGTCGGAACGGTTGACGGCGGCCAGGATCCCCTCGGCATGGGTGATCCGATGAAGAACCCGGCCGCGGCCAAAATCGAAATCGCGAAGGTCTATGACGCGGCGGATAAAGACCAAAAACATCCGTATGTGAACAAGCAGCATCCGGACCACAAGGCAACAGCCGCCCGGCTGCAGCAGCTTCATTCAGTTGCCTATCCCGGCAACTGAATATTACCGCCGGCGGTAATTTCGCCGCCGTCGACTAAATAAATACCGGGTACCCCGCGCCTCCTTTGGGGCGGGCCGGTGACGGCGAGAAAGAGCGCCGAATGGCTGACGTAATCAGCAAGCCAGGGCCGGATCATCCGGACACCCCTGCCGAAATATAGAAATTGAAACCTATTTTTTGGAGGGACAAATGTCCGATCAAGCAAACGTAGCGCACGCGCAGAAATTCCGGAGCGATTACCGTCTCCGGGTCCAGCAGCACAACAGCCGTTTCCTGCATACGGTCAACCAGGATCCCGACACGATGGATATGAATGCCAAATCGGCATTTTTCGATCTGATCGGCGCGACGGCGATGGTGCGGAAAACCACGAAACACGGCGATACGCCGCTGGTTCACACGCCGCATTCCCGCCGGCGTGTCACGATGTCGGATTTCGAATGGGCCGACATGATCGATCCGTCGGATGCCGCGCGGATCCTGGCAAACCCGGAAAACAAGTATGTCAAAAATGCGACCTCGGCGCGCAAACGCCAGATCGATGACATCATTATTTCGGCGATGCTCGGCAATTCGTATTCGATCGATGAGGACGATGCCGCGACGGCCGTTGCCCTGCCCGCCTCTCAGAAAGTCGTGCATGGCTCCGCCGGTCTGACCAAGGCGAAAATCCTTGGCGGGCTCGAGATCCTCAAGGGTCACGATATCGAAGAAGATCAGCAGATCTATGGCGCCTATACGGCCAAGCAGCTGACAAATCTCCTGAACATCACCGAGGCCACAAGCTCGGATTACGTGACGCTACAGGCGATGCAGGAGGGCAAAATCAGCCGTTGGCTCGGCATCGATTGGATCCACTCCGAGCGGCTTCTGACGGACGCCAACGGCAATCGGTCGGTGCCGCTCTGGTGCCCGGAAGCGGTGGGCCTGGCGACCGGCGAAACCGAAACGATCGAAATCGATAAGCGGGTCGATAAATCTTACAACACGCAGGTTTATGTCTGCCTGATCATGGGTGGAACCCGGATCGAGGATGAGCTGGTTGTCGAGATCGCTTGCACGGAATGATCCATAGGATCTAGCGGGATCCCCCGCTAGATCCGACATTCTTCTTTTTGAAATGACTTGCTGGAAGGAAATCACATGGCAGTCGAAAACAAACTTTCTACCAACATCACCAAGGCCGAGAGCCCGATGGGGAATAAACTTTCCTCGGCCCGGATCAATCACGGCCGCTTGCGCGAAAGCGTCGGAACGCTCGAAACGGCGGCGGCCGATGATGACGATAGCGTGTTCCGCTTCATGCGCGTTCACTCGTCCTGGCGGATCTCCGAGATCCTCCTGGCTTGCGATGCGCTCACGGGATCAACGTCCTGGGATATCGGGCTCTACAGCGTCGGCGCCGGCGCGGTGGTCGATTCTGATCTGTTCGCCTCGGCGGTCAATATCTCGTCCGGCCTGGCCGCCTGGACAAACCAGGCGCTCGAAAGCGGCACGGCCGGCATTGAGAATGTCGAAAAGCAGATCTTCGAGCTTCTCGGCCTCACCGTCGATCCGAATCTCGAATACGACATGTGCATGTTGGCGAACACGATCGGTTCTGGCGTCGGCACTATCTCGATGAAAATCAGATACTCCGACGGCACGTAACCCCCTCCTGGGGGTCGCCGCCGGCCGGCTTACGTTCCTGGGTGTTCGGGGCGTTGTGAACAAAAGCCGGCCGGCGGCACACTCATTTCCAAAGGTGCCGCATGAGCTCAATCACCGATCTATATAACGACGCTCTCGCTGAATGCGGGCGCTTTGAGGTGACGGATCCGGAACAGTCCGGCACGATCGCCCAGGCTTGCCGCACCAGGTATCCGGGCGTGCGCGACCGGGTGCTCAAATCCCATCCCTGGGATTCGGCTTTGCATCAGGAATCGCTCCCGGTTTCCGGGGCCGCGCCGACATGGGGTTGGCTATATGCCTATGCCTGGCCGACGAATCCATATTGTCTGCATGTCGATGCGGTCGAGGATGATGTCACGCACAAGATTTTCGGCCGGTTTATCTATACCGATGAGCCGGCGCCGTTGCGGGTCACGTTCCGGAAGCGGATCGAGCCCGATGAAATGGACGCGGCTCTCTATGCGTTAATGACGAAAGAGCTCGCGGTCGCGATCTGTATGCGCGTGACCGAGGATCTCAAACGCAAAAAATTATTAGACGATGAGCTCAAGGTGCTGCGCCGCGAAATGCGCTCGGTCGACGCTCAACAGGGCTCGCCGGCTAAAGCGAAAAACGGAACGCTGGTTAAGGCGCGCCGCCGCGGTCTGAGCAAATGACGAACGCCTCGCCGCCGGTCCAGGCATTTAATGCCGGCGAAGTCTCGCCGCTGGTCGAGGGGCGGTATGATCTCGAATTCATTTATCAATCTTCGCGGATCCAGGAGAATATCCACGGGATCAGCCAGGGGCCGGCGGTGCGGCGACCAGGGACAAAGCACGTTGTCGCGCACAAGAACAGCGCGGAGCGGGTCAACCTGGTCGATTTCGAATTCGATGCCTCGCAATCCTACGTCCTGGAAATAGGCAACGGTTATATGCGGGTCTGCAAGGATCGCGCGCAGGTCGTTGTCCTGGATACAAATGCGGTGATCGCGAACGGCGATTTTGCGTCTGATATTTCAAGCTGGACGGATGAATCGATCGGCGGCACGGCTGATCGCGCGTTTAACGCCGGCGGCTGGATGGATGTTACGGGGCATTCAAGCGGCGCCGGGTGGGCCGAGCAGTCGGTTGCAACAGCGTCGACGGGCGTCGAGCACACGCTGCGGTTTGACGTGCTCGGGGTTGCGAGCGATACGATCGAGCTCCGGATCGGTACGGCGACAACCGGCGCGCAGATTATCGATGATCTAAAGCTCGGGGTCGGGCATCACGCGATCGCTTTTACACCGCCGTCTAGCCCGTTTTTCGTCCAGTTTATTAACACGGCCGCGAAATCCGTCGGCATCGATAACGTGGCGCTCCTGGACAATGAACCGTTTGAGATCACATCGCCGTTTGATGAAGCCGGCGCCCTGGCGATCGCCTGGCAGCAATCGATCGATCGGCTCTATGTCTATCATCCGAGCTATCATCCGCGCCAGATCAGCCGGCGCGGACATGCGTCCTGGTCGATCGAGAAATTCGATTTTCAGGATGGCCCGTATCTGAGTGAGAACACCGAATCCGGCACGACGCTTAACCCCGGCGCGACAACCGGGCTTGGCATCACTCTGGCGGCGAGTAGTACGAATTTCATCAATGACGGCCGCGGCTTCCTGGCGACGGATGTCGGGCGCCTGGTGCGGTTGAAGCATTCCGATACCTGGGGTTATGGCATTATTACCGTCGTTACCGACACGACGAATGTATTGATTGATATCCGCACGGCCTTTGGTGCCAGTACCGCCGTAAGCGCCTGGCGCCTGGGGCTTTATTCCGACACTACGGGATGGCCGCGCGATGGTTCTTTTTACGAACAACGGGCGGTTTTCGCCGGCGCGGCCCTGGCGGCGCCTGGTCGGTGGGATGCTTCGCGTACCGCTGATTTCAATGTGTTCTCGCCAGGCTCGGCCGATGATGATGCGATCTCGATCAATGTCGCGGCCGATTCAAATACAACGCTCCTGTGGTGCGTCTCCGCGCGCGTTCTTCTGTTCGGCACACCTGGCGGAGAAATGAAAGCGTCGGCCGATAGCATCAATGCGGTGATCACGCCGAGCAACGTCCAGACACGTTTCGAAACCCGTTATGGATGCGCCGATATTTCGCCGGTCGCAGTGGCCGGCGCCTGGCTTTTTGTGCAGCGCCAGGGCCGCAAGTTGCGCGAGCTTAAATATGATTTCTCGAGCGACGGCTACCAGGCGCGGGATCTGACCGTGCGCGCCGATCACATTCTCAACTCCGGGATTGTGCAGATGGCCTATCAGCAGGAGCCTTATTCGCTGATTTGGGCATGTCGCGCGGATGGCGCCCTGGTGGCGCTGACGTACCAGGCAGATGAGTCCGTGCTCGGCTGGCACAGGCACCCGCTCGGCGGGAATTTCGAGGGCGGCCTGGCCGTTGTCGAAAGTGTCGCGTCGATCCCCGGAGTCAACGGATATGATGAGCTCTGGCTCTCGGTCAAGCGGACGGTTGACGGCGCGACGGTGCGGCATATCGAGATCCTCACGGATCCGTTTGTCCACGAAACCGATGCGGATGCCGCGTTTTTTGTCGATGCCGGCCTGGCATTCGATACCCGGGTGGCAATTACAGGCGCCACAAATGCGAACCCGGTTGTAATCTCCGCGAGCGGGCATCCATACAGCGACGGCGATCGTGTCCGGCTGACAGAATTCCAGGGCATCACGGATCTCAATAAAGAGGTTTACACAGTCGCGGCCGCGGACGGCGCCGGCTTCTCGCTGACCAATCGCGAGGGCGTCGATATCGATGGATCCGGATTCGGGACATATGTCTCGGGGGGCATCGCGCGCGAAATGACGGTCGCGATCGCGGGCTATGATCACCTGGAAGGCCAGACGGTTGAGGTTTGGGGCGACGGCGCGAACCAGGGCCGGTTCGTCGTAACGGGCGGCATCGTGACGCTCGAAAACCCGATCAGCTACGGGGCGATAGGATTGCCCTATGTGTGGAAGCTCAAGCCGCAACGGCCCGAGGGCGGATCCCGCCGCGGTACGGCCCAGGGCAAGCGGTCCAGGATCATCGATGCCGATATCCGGTTCTATCGTACAACTGGCGTCAAGGTCGGTCGTACCGAGGAGCTCGCCGAGCCGATCTCTTTCCGGACAACTGCGGACGCAATGGACAGCGCGCCGCCGCTCTTTTCTGGTGACAAGCGGATCGAGATCGATGGCGATTGGAGTTCTGACGGCGATTTTATCCTGATCGGCGACGGCGCCGGCCCGGCGACGGTCGTTAACGTGGTGCCTAACATCACGGTTTCCGATGTCTGATTTAGAGTTCATTCCCTGGATCCCGGCGCATTGCCGGCGGATCGATATCCAGGCGGCCCAGGCGCTCGACATGGAATTGATCGGCGGCGCCGACGTGAGCCGTTTCGCAGATCCGAGCTTTGCCTGGTCGGCAATCTCTCGATCGGAAAACAAGGTTTTAGGCTGCGGTGCGATTTCGAAATTCTGGCAAGGCCGCGGCCTGTGTTGGGCTCTGGTCGGGGTCGATGTGCCGACATCCGATTGGCTCGGGATCACGCGGTTTGTTCGCTCAACGCTCGATCGCGCGCAAGCGCCGGGCGGATATATCCGGCTCGAGTCCCATGTCGCCGCGTCGTTCTGGCCCGGTCACAAGTGGATGGAGCTCCTCGGCTTTGACATCGAGGCGCCATGCGAGGCGTGGGGTCCGGATGGCTCGGATTTCATCCAATATAAAAGGGTCCGGCGATGACAGGCATTGAAATCGCGCTAATCGCCTCGGTCGCGATCAGCGCGGCGTCGGCGATGGCAGCTGGCGCCCAGGCATCGACGACCTCGAAATATAACGCGGCCGTTTCCGATCGGCGCGCCGAGAACGCGAAGAAAAAGGCGGCGTTCGATGAATCCCGTTTCCGCGAATCCGCGCGCGATCTGATCTCCTCGCAACGGGCAGCGGCCGCCGGCGGGGGCGGCTTGCTCGAGGGGAGCTCTATGGAGGTGCTTCTCGATACGGTCGAGGACGCCGAGCTCGATGCCCTGGCGATCCGGTATTCGGGATCGATCGAGGCGAGCGAACATGCGTCGGCCGCCGGCATGTCTCGGCTGCAGGGCCGCCAGGCGCAATCGCGCGCGTTGATGGGCGCCGGTGCCGCCGTTTTGAAGGGCGGAGTCGGGCTCAACAAGGAAGGATCTTTTGATCCTGGCGGCACTTTCGGCCGCACACCCTCTTATCCGGATAACGCATTATGAGAATTCCCCAGGGCAAGCGGTCGCAATCGATCTCCGCCGGCGGTGGCGCCTCCATGATGCGCGGTACCCAGGGCAGCGGCTTCGAGGGAATCGCCGCTATGGCGGATGAATTCGCCAGGCAAATGCAAGCGGATCAGAAAACAGAATCGGCCCAGGCGGAGCGCGAGCTCGCGGCCGATGATGAGCGGACGGCATCGCTCGATGCAACGCGGGTTGTTGCCGATGAGCGAAACGCCTGGACAACGCGCCTCGAGGAAATGGCGACGGACGCGCCGGAGGGCGCCGCCGGTTTCAGTAAATCGGTGATTGCCGAATTCGATGAGGAAATGGAATCGCGCCTGGCGGATGCTGACGCTCTGACACGGCCACATTTGCGGGGTAAACTTCTGGAGCTGCGCGGATCCCTCTCGGCGAAGGCTTTTGAGATACAGGGCGCCCGCGGCGCAGCGAAACGGGTGGCGGACATTAACGGCACGATCCGCGCAAATTCGAACGCGGTCATGTCCGATTTTACTCTCCTCGATGCCGTCACCAAAGAATCACACGCGGCGATCGACGGGACGAATATCAGCGAGGATAAAAAGCGGACTTTCAAGGCGTCGGCGTCGGCGTCTCACGCGGCCTCTGGTCTGTCTGGCTTGGCCGAGCGGAACCCTGCGCGCGCGCTCGAGCTCCTGGACGGCGGAACTTTCAATAAAATCTTGGAGCCGGCGCAAAAGGGCGCGCTGATCAAATCGGCAAAATCAGAGATCAAGCGTCGTGATGTGGTAGCGAAGCGCCAGGCGCGCGAGGCCCAGGCCGGCGTAGAGGCGAAGCTAAAAATTGATCTGAATGATCACATTGCAAAGATCGGGCTCGACGGCAAGGGAACCGGCGTGACGTTCGAGCGCCTGGTGAAAGATCTCGGCGTCAAGCGCGCGACGGTGATCCAGGAGGAGATCGACGATCAAAAACAGTTCTATGTCGATATGCAAACCGTTGCAGGGAACACGCCGGCCGAGAATGCCGAGCTCCTGGTGGCGAATGATCCTGGAAATGAGCATGTGGCGCGCGACGCGAAACAGCGGCTATCGATCGCGCGGGCAATCGAGGCACATAACAAGGCGCTCGCTGCAGATCCGATTGATTACATCATTTCCACGTCGCCGGAAGCGCGCGCGATCTATAACGATCTGAACGCCGGCGCCGGCGGATTTGACGGCCTGGGAGATCTGAACGGCGAAAATGCGGATCCGGCCGGTTTCATTCAATACATGGAAAACATCCAGGATGCGCTCGGCGTTCCGGAGGCGAAGCGCCGGACGATCTCAAAGCGTGAAGCGGTCGCGCGCGTTGATCAGTTGGGCCGCACATCGGCCGAGGATGTCGCGGATTCGATTGAGCAAATGACAAAACACTACGGCGATAACTGGCCGAAAGTTTATGGTGAAATGGTGGATGAGGGGCTCCCGCCGACAACGCAGATCCTCGCAAATATCGATCACTCGGCCGGCCGTCAGCATATGGCCGAAGCGATCAAAACCGGCCGCGAGGAGCTCCGTAAAAAAACGACGGACGCGGCGCTGATCGATAGCGAGGTCCGTACCGGGATGCTCGATTTGAAAGTGTCATTGCGAGAGGCGCCAGGCGGCGCGACGATCGGGCTCGAATGGGAAACGGCCGCGCAAAATCTGGCCTATTTCTATGCGACATCGAAGGGCGAAGAACCTGCCGCGGCCGCGCAGCGCGCCGTCCAGGTAATGATCGGCAAATACAAGTTTCACAATTCATCGCATTACGGCGCCAGGTCGCCGGCGGATCTCGATCGGGATCCGGAAGAATATGCCGCCCTGGTCGTGAAAAATATCCAGGCGCACCAGCTGGCCGATGTCCCCGACGATGTATTGACGCCGGACGAGGCGCGATCGGCCTATGTCGATTCCCTGGGGGGAAGCCATAAATGGATTTCAAACCCGGCCGATGATGGCTGGCTCCTGATCGATGCCGCGAAAAACCCGGTCGAGCTCGCAAACGGCGATCACGTCGAATTCAAGTTCGATGAGATCCCCGTCCTGGTCGGCACGTCTCGATATGGGCGGTCCCTGGTGAAGAATCCGGACGGCACAGAATCGAGCGAGCGGACGGCGACGGTTACGGATCAGCGGATCAATAACGGTCGGCCGACAAATATCCCGACAATGTTTAATGGGATCCAGGTCGACCAGGAGCGCGCGATCGAAATGATCTCCGCCGCGGACGGCGTGGATCCGGAAACTGGCGAGGCGTTGCCGGCTCACGAATCAATCCCGACGGCGGTCCAGGCGGCAAAAAGCCGCTCGGACAAACTCGGCCGGGAAAATCGCCTGGATCCGATCCGGAACAATAGCCAGGGCCGCGGCCTCGACGGTTTGACGGGGCGCAATTAATGGTCGGCCTGATCACAAAACCGATTGTTGCAAACCGGCGCGCCAAAGCCGAGGGGCTGGCTAATATCCCTGCATCGCTCGGGGAGACGATCGGCGCGGTCGCCGGCGACGGGCTCGACAAAAACCCGATGGCGCTTATCGAGCGATGGCGATCGCGGAGCGAGCGCGAGGAGGCGGATGACGGTTATAATCTTATGTCCGAGGAGGATGCCAATAATCAGTTTGGGATCCCTGGACATTTGAAATTCGACGGCCCGACGGATGCGACAACGGGGCGCGAGCTCTTTCATTTGAAGCGGGACGAGATCCGGCGCGAGGAGGTTTTAGCCCGTGGCGGCCAGGGGCTCGGCACAGCTGCAGCGCACCTGGCGGCGGGTTTCGTGGTATCGGCGATCGATCCAATCAATATCGCCTCGGCCTTTGTGCCGGTAATCGGCCCTGCCAGGTACGGAATCGCCCTGGCGCGCCGTTCTGGCAACCTCGCCAGGGCGGGCCTACGGGCGCGCGTGGGCGCCGTTGAGGGTCTGGCGGGCGCCGCCCTAGTGGAGCCGATTGTTTACGGCCTCACGCAGCAGGAACAGGCGGACTATGGGGCGGTTGATTCACTCCTCAACCTGACATTCGGCACAATCCTCGGCGGCGGGCTTCATGCCGGCGGCGGGGCGGCCCTGGATAAGATCCGCACGATGCGATCGGGGCGCGATGTGGATGTGCGCCGGGACGAGATCGCGGCCGGTGTTGCGGAGCTGGTCGAGGATGGCGAGGTTAACCGTGCCGGCGGCGCCGAGGTACGCGCAACAGCGCGCGCGCAGCCGACGGAGAATAGCCCGCCGATCGAGGATCGTTCGGGCGATGAGGACATGACGCGGCCGGATAACCTGGACGGCATCATATACGAATTCAATCCGGCCAAGATCGAGGCCGATGCGGCGACATTCCAATTCAAGGCCGGCGGCGATTCCGCCGGCGTAACGGATCGCCTGGCCGGCGTGACGCAGTGGGATGCCGCCAAATCCGGGACGATCCTGGTATATGAGCGCGCCGACGGGCAGCGTTTCATCGCGGACGGGCATCAACGGCTCGGCCTGGCGAGGCGGATCCAGGAGGCGGATCCGAGCCAGGACATCAAGCTCTACGGCTATTTGTACAAGGCAATCGATGGGCGCTCGCCGGAGAGCGTTCGCATGACGGCCGCAATGGTGAACATCGCCCAGGGAACCGGAACGGCGATCGATGCCGCAAAGGTGCTCCGCGTCGATCCCGCGATGATCAATGATCCCTCGATGCCGCGCCGATCGGAACTGATCGGCCAGGCAAAGGATCTTGTCGCGCTCTCGGATGAGGCGTTTCTCCTGGTCGTTAACGAGGTTGTGCCGGCGAACATGGCCGCCCTGGTCGGCCGCCTGGCGCCGAAAGATGAGCAATTGCAGGGCGCTTTGCTGCGGCTCCTGGCGAGTGAGGATCCGGCGAGCGTGATCGAGGCCGAGGCGATCGTGCGCCAGGGTATCGCGGCGGGCGTCAAGGTCGAGGTTCAAACGGGGTTGTTTGGCGAGGAGACGGTCGCCGATAGCCTGTTCGGCCCGCCCGCGAAGGTGCTGGCGCGCGCGATCAAATTGCTCAAAAGTGATAAACAGGTCTTTAAGACGCTTTCCGACAATATCGAGCGGATCCAGGATGCCGGGAAAAACCGCCTCGATACGGTCGCAAACAAGGATAAATCGGATGCCAGTAGTCAAGCCCTCGAGATCCTCCAGATCCTCGCCAACCGCGCCGGCGCCGTCTCCGACAGTCTCAACGCCGGCGCCCGAGCCGTCGCCGGCGGTGGAGACATCCGCGGCGCCGCCCGAGCCGTCGCCGATTCCGTCACAGCCGAATCCGGTAACGGAAACCTCGCCGCCATCATCGAAAACGCCGCCGCCGCCGCCGCCGACGCAAGAGCAGCTGCGGCGAGCGATGGCGGAGGGGAACTGGATAGCAGAGCAGGACGCCAAGCGGATGCTCAGAATGAAAACGGATCGATCGCGGGCGCTGCAGCAGAGCCGCCAGGCGATAGCGCGGGAACTGGAAAGCTAGATCCCGGAACGCCGATCGAGGAGATCGTTAACCCGATCGACGCGAGCCTGGCGCCGGAGCAAAAGGTCGCCGCCCTCGAGGCCATGACGGCCGATAACAGGCCGATTGTTGATGCGTTCCTGGTGGATCTCGATGCCAGGTTCGGCACGACATCGAAATCATCGATCAAAGACCCGGCGAAGATCCTCGAGAAAGCGGGCCGGCCGTCGGTCCTGGCGGCGAAGCCCTGGCACGGGGTCGAACATATCCGCGATAGTTTCCGGTTTAAAACCATCCTCGAGGACATCGGCGAATTGCCGGCGATCCTGGATTATCTCCGCGCCAATCTCGGCGCGCGCGTGGTCAAGGCGGATGTCGCAAAATTCCTCGCGCCGAGAGAATGGGGTTTCCGGATTGTCGCGTTTGATCTGCAGATGCCTAACGGCCAGCTGATCGAGTTCTATCTACCGATCCGCGAGATCGAGGCGGCTAAAAAGCCAAACCATGTACTTTTTGAAAAGTGGCGCAATGAGGATCTGGTCGCCTTGGACGAGGCGCAGCGCCTAGAATTTATTACAGACAGAGAAGCGAGCGCCGCGAGCTACCAGGCCGCATTCGATGCGTACCTGGCGCGCGTTCAGTCCGATGAGAGCGCGGTTTCCGCCTCGCTCGCCAGGGCGGTAGCCTCGGCCGGCGACACGGTGGAAAACTCCGCCGCGGTTGCTTCGGCGTTGAATGATGCCGGCTTAGACCAGACGCCGGCCGCGTCTCGGGCAAATACGCCGGTCCGTGAAACCACGAATGCCCGGCCGTCGTCGGATAATCCTGCAGTAGATTCCATAACTCGTACCTCCGACCTAGATATAGACAGAGCCGATTCCGATTTCAATGCCGACGGTGACGGACAGTCCTCGTTTGTGGAGCCGGTGACGGATGCCGAGCGTAACCAGGCGGCCGCCGATGCTCCCCTGGCCGGCCGAAACGACACGCTCGAGGATGGATTATTCGACGTTGCCGGCCGCGGCCAGGGCGATCTCCTGGATCTGGATCTGGCGCTCGCGGATGCCGAGGCGGACCTGGCGCAGATGAAAGCGGACGGCCTGATCGACGGTACCGAGCCCGAGCTCCTCGAGGCGGAAGCCCTGGCGCGCGAAGCTGACAACCTGGGGGCGGCATACGAAGCCGGCGCCCGCTGCATGGGGACAAGTTAAATGGCCTATCAGAAATGCCTGACCGAGATCCGCAAAGCCGCCGGCGTTGATTTTTCCGATGCGGAGCTCGAGGCGATCCTGACCAGGATTGTTGGTTTCAAGCGCCGATCGGATTCGCCCAGGCTATCGGAATCCGAGCAGCTGCAGTCGGCGGCAAAAGAGATCTCGGCGGATCTCAAACGTGCGGCCGCGATCGAGCGCCGCAATAAGATTATGAACCTGAAAAAGCGGGTTTCTCGCCGGCGCTTTTACGAGGAGGCGCCCGACGTGGGGAAAACGCCGGGCCAGATCATCGGCCTCGAGGCGAAGCTGGTCGGGGTCAACACGCCATTCAGCGGATCCCGGCTTTCGGTCGATGCTCAATACCGCGGCCTGAATGCTGAACTGCAGCAGGGGCTCGCGGTCGACCTGGACAAGCTGGATCTATTCGAATACGCGCGCCGCGGCGATGATGATCGCGCGATCGCCCAGGAGCTCGCCGAGCTCAATTCGAACAAGCCCGATGCCGAGCCCGGTGTGACGGGTAACGCCAGGGCGCGCCAGGTCGCCGGGATAATCCATAAATATCAGAAACAATCGGTTGATGGTCTGAACCGCGCGGGCGCCTGGATCGGCGAATATGACGGGTATATCGCCAGGACATCGCACGATCCCGATCGGATCCGGCGCGTCGGGCGTGACGCCTGGAAAGCGAAGATCCTGGCCGAGCTCGATGCCGAGCGCACGTTTGCCGACATCGAGGATCCGGGGGCGTTTCTCGATGCGGTTTATGACGGCCTGGTAACGGGTGTTCACATGACCCAGGACGGTATGACCGGCATCAAGGATCCGGCATTTGTCGGACCTGGCAACCTGGCGAAGCGTTTGAGCCAGGGGCGTAAACTGCATTTCCGCGATTCCGATGCCTGGATGAATTACAACGACGATTTCGGTACCGGTAATTTAATGGAGTTGACGCTCCGCGCTCTCGATCACGGCGCCAGGCACACCGCGTTGATGCGGGAATTCGGGACAAGCCCGCGTGCCGAGCTCGAGGCCGATATCCGATCACTGACAGAGCGGCATCGCGGCGACACGGATCGTTCGCTCGCGATCCGGAACCGCGAGAAGGCGCTGCACAACCGGATGGATGAGCTCGACGGTACGGCCATGATGCCGATCAATCGCCAGGCGGCCAGGATCGGCGCCGGCTGGCGCGCCTGGCAGTCGATGAGCAAGCTCGGCGGGGTTGTTCTTTCCGCGCTCGGCGATATCCCGCTCAAGGCGGCGGAGGTGCGTTACCAGGGAGGCAATCTTCTCGAGGGATATGCCGACGGTTTCGCCTCGATCGCGCGCGGCCGCGGCGCCAGGGGCAGCGAAACACGCGAGATCATGGATCTATTGCGGGCCGGTACCGAGGGCATGACGGGATCCCTCGCCGATCGTTTCACCGGCGCCGACACGACGCCTGGCAAAATCGCCAAGGTTCAAAACACATTCTTTCGCTGGTCCGGCCTTAATTACTGGACGGATTCGCAACGTGCCGGCATGGAAATGTTGATGTCGCGCAGCCTGGCGCAGCTGGCCGATCGGCCAATGGCGGATCTGCCCGATGCCTCGCGCCGGCTCCTGGATATGTTCGGCATCGATGCCGGCAAGTGGGAAATGCTCCGCGGCCTGGATCATCACCAGGCGAACGGCCGGCGCTACATCACGCCGGACCTGGCGCAGAAAATTCCCGATGATCAGATGGCGGCTTACCTGGTATCGCGCGGCGAGATCAAAGCCGACACGCGGCCCGAGATCGTGGCGGCCAGGGTTGACCAGGCGCGCCGGGATCTCGCTCTGGATCTTCACGCGTATTTTACCGATCGTTCCGAGTATGCGGTGCTGCAGCCGGGCGCGCGGGAGCGGGCTATCACCAGGCTCGGCACTCGACCAGGTACGCCGGAGGGTGAAGGGATCCGGATGCTCATGCAGTTTAAATCTTTCCCCGTCGCGGTGATCTCTCGCGCATGGGGCCGAGAGATCTACGGCGGCCAGGGCGGTTTCGGGAAAGTCGCCGGCCTGGTGCATATGATGGTTGCCGGCACTGTGTTCGGCTACCTGGCATTGACGGCAAAGGATCTCGCGAAAGGTCGATCGCCGCGGGATCCGACGGATCCGAAAGTGTGGGCGGCCGCGTTTACCCAGGGCGGCGGCGCCGGCATCTATGGCGATTTCATCGTGGGTGAATATTCCAGGTTCGGGCGGACGCTCCTCGCGTCCATAGCCGGCCCGACATTCTCCCAGGTGGATACGGTCGCGGATCTCTGGAACCGGGTAAAGAGCGGCGACGATCTCGCGGCGCCGGCGCTCCGCGCGATCCTGTCAAATGCGCCGTTCGTCAATCTGTTCTACTCGCGGATCGCCCTGGATTATCTGTTTCTGTATCAGATCCAGGAGGCGTTATCGCCCGGCTTTCTCAAGCGGTTTGAGCGCACGGTCGAAAAGCAGAACAAACAAAAATTTATGGTTCGGCCGTCGGCCGCGGTTCCGCGTGGTGGCGGCGATCGATTACTCGAAGGGATTAGATAATGACGGTTGCACTTTCAACCTCGCGCTGGACGTTCACCGGCGACGGATCCACGAAAACGCCCTACACGTTCGACAGTAAGATCTTCGCGGACGCCGAGCTCCTGGTCTATGTCGCCGGCGTGCTGCAGACGCTCACGACGCATTACACAGTGACCGGCGCCGGCGATCAAGATGGCGGATATGTCACGTTCGTAACTGCGCCGGCCGATGGCGCCGCGATCGTTATGGTGCGGGGCGTGGTCGCCAAGCAGCCAACAGAATATCCGGAGGGCGGAAATTTCCCGTCGCGCGCCCATGAGAACGGGCTCGATCGGAATGTGATCGTGATCCAGCAGCAGCAGGAGGTCCTCGAGCGGACGATCAAGCTGGCGGTTACAAGCGCGCTTTCGGATATCATTTTCCCGGAGCCGTCGGCGCTCGGGGTGATCCGTTGGAACGCCGGTAATACGGCGCTCGAGACGGCCGTCCTGGCGGAACTGGCAAGCGCGCTCGATGTCGCCCTGGTGACACTGACAACCGGGGATTTCCTGTATTACGACGGCGCCGATTGGGTGAACGCAACGGCGGGCGCGGTGCGGGCGCTCCTGGATCTCGAGCCTGGGACCGATGTCGAGGCGATCGATGCTGATATACTCCGGGCGGACACGACGGATTCCCTCGAGGTGGGCTATTCGGCGGACGGTTACGATTTCGGGACCGAGACAACCGGGACATTTACGCCGGATCCGGCCCTGGGTAATTTCCAGTACGGTGTTAATGGCGGAGCTCATACCCTGGCGCCGCCGACGTTGAATTGTGCGATCCTCCTGCAGTATACAAATGACGGATCCGCCGGCGCGCTCACCACTAGCGGGTTTACGATCGTGGATGGTGACTCATTGACCACGACAAGCGGCGACGATTTTTTCCTGCAGATCCTCAAGCTCAATGGCTTCTCGAGCCTGACAGTTAAGGCGCTGCAGTAGTGTTAATCCCCTTGGGCGGCATGTCCGGAAAACAAAATCAAACCGTGCTGAATATCAGCGGCTCGGAATCGGATTACAATATTCTGACCGAGGCGGTCGCGATCGGTTTCAACAACGCGCAGCCCGGCTCTATCGTTGTGAATATTTTAACCGGGGCGGATATCTCGGGATCGAGCGCGGCAAACCATGCCATGCGAACCGGGGCGATCAATGCCAATTCATCGCTGATGATCAATGCGATCGCTGGAGATCTGCAGGGGTTTTTCGGCGTGACGAATACCACGGCCGGCGGCGCCGGCGGTGCTGCCGGCGATGGGCTTTATGTCGAGGTCGATAGTGGTTGCGAGGTAAATGTAACTGCGGGCGGTGATAGCTTCGGCGGCGGTGGTGGCGGCGGCGGCGGTCACGGCGTTAGCCAATCAGAGTACAGCGACAAGGGCGGTGCGTATTGCGGCGCACCTAATATCAACGGAAGCAATGGTAGCCAGGGCGCAGCCGGTGTTGCCGGCACAAACGGGACCAGCCCCGGCGGCTCCTGTCAGACCACCAGTGCCGGCCCTGGCGGTGCGGCGGGTTATGCGGTACGGAAAAACGGGAACGTCGTCGGGACATCCGGAACATTCAACGGGACGGTGGGCTAATATGAAAATTCTAATTCCTTTTTCGGGTGGCGTGAATAGCACATTTGCCCTCTGGCGGTGGCTGGAATTTACCGGCCATGAGATCCACGCTCGGTTTATGCGCGAGGGCTATTTGAGTTCGGCCGAGGCCGATGCCGAGGAGGCGGCGGCGGGCGCGATCGTCGCCTGGTTAAAGGCAAACGTCCGGGATTTCGATTACCAGACGGGGGTCTGGCCGGATACCTATGTGGAGAAACTGGTGCCGCTGCGGCCGGGCTTCACGAATACAATGGACTACGGATTGTGTGAGCCACGATATGCCGCCTATCTGGAAATGATCGCGGACGTTGCGCCGGATGGCATGGTGCTCGGTTTCTCCCTGGAAAACTCAAGCGCGGATATTCTGCCGACGTATCGCGCGGATCTCGAGGCGCCTGGGATCGATATATATTATATCGGAGTGCCGGCATGGGAGACGCCGATCGCGACGGGTGTCGATTATGATTTCGATGAGATCGCGGCGACGATGAGCGGACGGTTTGAGCAGATCGCGGCGATGCCGGCAGATCTGAGCGATCTCCTTGGCGGGCATTCTCCGAGGCACCCGATTAGCTCGGCGTTTCTTTGCGCAAAATGTCTCTATGAGGACGTGCTCGAGAACGTGAGCGATCGAACGCCGGTAGAGATCGATCAATATTTTGCGGAGCATGGTTGTTATGGCGCCTGGCGCGACCAAGCGGATCCGCTGACGTATCGTTGGCGGGGAACACCTCAACGTGCGGCGCTCGAGCTCATGGGAATCGATCCCACAACCATCTAACCGGAAATAGAAAATGACCACCAAGGATGATCTGGCGCACGAACGGATCGACGGCCACGAAAAACTATGCGAGCGGCGCGACCAGGAAACGGAAAGACGCCAGGGTGAGATAACCAATCTGATCGGTGATTTTCGAAAGGAAATTTGGGTCGCGATCGATGATCTCCGGGTCGATCGCAACAAGGGGCAGCGGCGGGTGATGTATTTCCTCGCGACGGTGGTGCTCTCCCTGGTCGGCTATATCTGGAAACTGCAGGTTATCGGATGAGCTCGCCGGGGTTGGATCCGGGCCAGGTGCGCGAGCTGGTGATCCGGCCGGCGCTGGCACGGCTAGGGATGCTCTCGCGGGCGGCGGAGGACCTTGTCCTCGGCACGGCCGTTGCGGAATCTCTCTTGCGGTTTCTCAAACAGTATCCAAGCGGGCCGGCGCTCGGGATTTTCCAGATGGAGCCAGCGACGCATGATGATATTTGGGAGTCCTGGTTGCGGTACCGGCCGCAGATATCGAAGAAGCTCGGCGGCACACCCTCCGATCCGGGGCGCCTGGTGTGGGACCTGCAATATGCGGCGATGATGTGCCGGATTCACTATGCGCGGCGACGGGAGCCGCTCCCGGAGATCGGTGACATAGAGGGATATGGCCGGTACTGGAAAAAGCATTACAACACGTCGGCCGGCAGGGGGACGCCGGAGGGTTTCGTTAAGAAGTTTGAATTCTACCTGTCAGAACCGGAGGAATATCATGGCCTTTGATCCGATAACAGCCGGGCTCGGCCTGGCCGAAAAGCTGATCGATCGGTTCATTCCGGATCCGGCGCTCAAGGCGAAAGCCCTGGGCGATCTCCGTGCGATGTCGCATGAGGAGGTTAAACTCGTCATCGGCAGCGAAACGCAGCTGATGCTCGCGCAGATTCAAACGAACCAGGTCGAGGCGCAACACGGCGGTTGGTTCAAGGGCGGCTGGCGCCCGGCGATTGGCTGGACGTGCGCCGCCGCCTTCGCGCTGAAATTTGTAATCTTTCCGATCCTGATACTTTTCGTCCAGGTGATCGCGCATTTTACCGGGGCGGTTTTGTTTCCCCTGGAATTCCTGCCCGAGCTCGAGTGGACGGATCTCTTGCCGATCATGCTCGGAATGTTGGGCCTCGGCACGATGCGGACATATGAGAAGGCTAAAACGATGATCGAGAACCGGATTAGCCAGGGCGCCGGTTGATGGATCCAGCCGCCCAGGCGTGAGGCGCCAGGGGTGGCCCGCCTTCCACGGCTATAGGCGTGAGTAAATAGGGCGGCCACTCACCAGCGGCCGCCCTAGCGCGTTCTCGCCGGCGTTTAATATTTGCCCTGGCGGCCGTGAGAACAGGGTGAAAACAAATACTTGGACAAATCCTCGGACATACCTCGGACATCGACAAAAGAACAAAAGCAAAACCCCTGATTTCACGAATGAAATCAGGGGTTTAAATGGTGGGCGATGACAGGCTCGAACTGTCGACCCGCTGATTAAGAGACTGCTGATAATCCTTTATTATCAATGCCATGTCCGAGAATTTCACGGGATTAGTTGGGGGTTCCTGTAGATAATGCGAGCCTTTCCCGCCTACCCGCCAGGAGATCCGTCGCCAGCTTCGCAACCTCGCCGCGGCGGGGGAGATAGATCTCGAGGATCTGTTTCGTAGAATCGTATTTATGGCCCGTGACGGCGGAGATCTGTTCGTCGGTGGCGCCCTCCTCCGCCAGCCATACGACGGCCGTCCGGCGTAGATCCAGGTACCAGATATTTTCGAGGCCGAGCTCGGGGTTTGCCTTGGCGGCCGCGGCGCGGACCTTGGCGAACTGGTGCCGGAAATCGGCGGCGATATAGGGCCGCTTCGTGATCTCGCTCGATATGATGGTTGTCGCGATCGCCGGCGTTAGCGCGCGATCGGCGATCCTGACCTCGAGCTCGGGGATGGCCGGGATGTCGATCGGGGCATTCGTTTTGCCCTGGCGAAAGGCGAATCTGCCGCCCTGGTATTTGTCCCAGGTCATGCGGATAACGTCGCCCTGGCGCTGGCCCAGGAATGCCGAGATCATTATCGCGGTACCGATCGAGGGGCGCCCGATCTTGTCGGCGGCCGCGACCATTGCCGCCAGCTTCGCGTTGGTCCAGATCACCAGGCGGGGCTCGGTCGCGACCAGGCCCGGCCGTGCCGCCGGGTTGATCTCGATCATGTCGGAGCGGCGGCCGTATTCAAAGAGGAGCCGGAGCGTCCGGATCACTGCATTCGCTTTCGCCGGGGTGCCTTCGCGCATGGCCTCATAAAGTTTCTGAACGTCGGCCGGCGTGATCCGCCGGACGGGCTCGGTACCGGCCCATTTCTCAATCACCTGTAAATTCTGCAGGTAGCCGCGTTTCGTGGTCGGTTTAAGGCCCGTGAAAAATCGGGATGTGCGATATTTCCGGATCATATCCGCGACGGATCCGGCCGCCGTGTCGGCGGTGGCGCCGTCACCTTCGCGCCAGGCATCGAGCTCGGCGTTAAGGCGTTCGGCCATGTCCATTGCGGCCGCGCGATCGCCGCCGAGCGATCGTGAATTCCAGCCGTCGGCGCGGAGCTCGGGGCTCGGCGTCCAGTAAAACATCGTCCGGCCGCCTCTGGTTTTCTCCGTCAGGTATCGGATTTTGAGTTTCGACATACCTATTTCCTTTCCTTCTTGCGGGTGAATTTCCGGATCCCGCGCTCGATCGCGGCGCATGAGAGCTCGATATATCGCGGGATCGGATAGGTTCCGTCCTCGTAATAGATCATCATGCGTTTCGATTTGCCGAGTTCCACGGCGGCGCGATCGTGCGAGAGCCTGTGATCGGCGCGCCAGGTTTTCAATTCTTCGGGGGTCATGCGGGCATTCTCCTGCGGGATTTCTCCCGCGTCAAGGCTAAGGGCTCCTGGCGTCGATCAGATCCAGGCATTCCCCTGTTCAGTCGAGTGAATTGTAATAGCTGCCGGCATAGACCTTTGCGCCGGCCGTGATCTCCGGCTCGAGCAGGTAAGCCGAGCTGTAAGATGTCATACTGATCGCGCCGTCTTTGGCGATCTTCCGTTCCGGCTCGCCGATGTATTCGCCAGGGCAGGGAAACGATTTGCCGGAGAATCCGCCGCCGGTTTTGTCGGCGCCGATCTTGCGGATCTCGACCATTGTTTTTCCGATCAGTTTCGTGACCTCGTAATAATCGACAATGGTCATGTCGTAGCCCCAGGAAGCGCGGAGGATGTCGCCGAGCTCGAGGCCGCGGCCGGCGGCGGTGCGCTTGGCGCGTTCCCCGGCTTTGTAGGCCAGGCTTGCCCGGTAATCCTCGAGACGGCCGCGGACATATTCCTCGCGCCGATCGGCCTTGTTGAAGCTGAAATTGAAGGTTGGTTTTTTGGCCTTCCCGAAAAACGCCAGGGCGAGGTGACTGATCCGGCCGTTGGTGCTTTCCCGTTCGTAAACGTAGACATCGGCGGCGATGCCCTTGGCGCTGATCTTCCTGGCGCCCTTCGGAATGTAAAAACTTCGGTCCATTGTGAATCGCATTTGTTAGTCTCCTTCGCCCTATAGATGGTGCAGCCATTGCACCTATTCAAGCAAAAAAACACCAGCCGGAATTGTTCCCGCCTGGTGTCTCGGTCATCCGGTCATCGCGGGCGCTGGCCTGAGCGCCTGGAGCATTTCCATCGGCGATGTCACGATATCATCGGCGATCAAATACATAAGCTCGGGCTCGGCGTCACTCAACAAAACCACGGTACGTTTGCCGGC